AAGGTCTTTATTAGGTCGTGCTGTCTACATGGTTTTTATTGGGCTACGTTGGCATTAAGGTCTTTATTAGGTCGTGCTGTCTACATGGTTTTTATTGGGCTACGTTGGCATTAAGGTCTTATTGGGGTACGATGTTTATAAGGTCTTACTAGCCTACGTTGTTTACCACTCCTACCCCGTCAAGTTTTTACACCCCACCCCAAAAATTTTTTGCATTCCATTTTTCATATACCTCTACTGCTGTCATGGTTATAGGAACACCCCCCACTATGTTTTGACATCCTTTGAAAATACGATACTATTTGCGTATGCTAGAACTATCCCCCGATTTCGGGGTTGCGATTAGCCCCGATACAACTTATATGGACCTGCGAGAACGGGCTCAGGCGGCCTGTCGGTCTATAGAACTGCTTGTGGAGAAGGGATTGGACATTGCACCCACTAGGGAAGACGTTGAGACGGCTGCATCAATAGTCAGCGCGTTCGCTGCCAACCCTGAGACAACCAGCCGCCACGTCTCTAATGCACGTGCGTCAACCATGACCCCGGCCTCCCTGCTTACTCTGCGCACCTATCTGGACGAATTTGGCCAGACAGTAGCCAAAAACGCCGCTGAGATTCGGTATCTGGTAACTAATAGGCTGCTAGAAGAGTCGCGCAACCCGGATCCCCGGGTGCGTATACGGGCGCTAGAGCTTTTGGGTAAGATTTCTGACGTGGGCCTGTTTACAGACCGCTCTGAGGTGCTTGTAACCCACCAGTCCACTGATGAATTGCGGGCCAAACTTAAAGAAAAACTGCAGCGCCTAGCCCCCCGCCCCGTGCCACCCTCCGACGTACGCAATAACATCATTGATGTTGATGTAGAGCTTGGGTTTGCAGAGAAAGATATCACCCCTGCCCCTGCTACAGACACCGACAAACATGCTTAGCGCGGAGAGTTCGGTCCAAGACTTCTCAGAGGCAGAAATCCAGCAGATGCTGGACAATTTGGACGCCTTTTCAGCCCAAGAACAGGCTGAAATCTACAAGATTGCCGACATTTTAGACCAGCGCCAGCGTGCAGCAGCCTGCTACGACGACCTCATTGAGTTTTGCAAGCACATGCAGCCTGACTATAAGGTGGGGAAACACCACCGGCTACTGGCTAATTTGCTCATGGACATCGCTGCAGGGCGCAAAGACCGGATTTGTGTGAATATGCCGCCCCGGCATGGCAAGTCCCAGCTTGTTTCTATCTATTTTCCGGCGTGGTTTCTTGGTAAGTTTCCCAATAAGCAGGTGCTGATGGTGTCGCACACCTCAGACCTTGCCGTTGATTTTGGCCGTAAAGTACGTAATTTGATTGACTCAGATCTTTACCGCCAGATATTCCCAACAGTGGAGCTTGCTGCAGACAGCAAGTCTGCGGGTAGGTGGAATACGAACCACGGTGGGGTTTATTATGCCTGTGGGGTAGGCTCCGCGCTGGCCGGTCGAGGTGCCGATTTACTGCTTACCGATGACCCCCACAACGAGCAAGACATCATCAACGGTAACTTTGAGGTCTTTGAGAAGGCGTACGAATGGTTTACGTACGGAGCGCGTACGCGGTTGATGCCTGGGGGGCGCGTGTGCGTGGTCCAGACTCGATGGCATGCCGACGATCTTACAGGTCGGTTAACAAGGGATATGACTCAAAATGAGGGCTCCGACCAGTACGAAGTCATAGAATTTCCCGCCATATTAGAGGTAGAAGGGGCAGATGGAGAGGTTGTAGAGAAACCACTCTGGCCGGAGTTCTTTGATTTAGAGGCGCTGCACCGCACCAAGGCGTCCATGCCGACGTTCCAATGGAACGCCCAGTACCAGCAAAACCCAACTGCTGAAGAAGCCTCAATTATCAAGCGTGAGTGGTGGAATATATGGGAAGAGGAAGACCCGCCCTCCCCCATTGAGTACATGATTATGTCCTTGGATGCAGCTGCTGAAACCCACAACCGTGCGGACTTCACGGCAATTACGATATGGGGGGTGTTTCGTAATGAGCAGACAAACGCTTACAACATAATACTTCTCAACGCCATCAAAGAACGCATTGAATTTCCTGACCTAAAGTCGTTATCATACGATACGTGGAAGTATTGGAAGCCCGATACGTTTATCGTGGAAAAGAAGTCCTCTGGTACGGCGTTGTACCAAGAGATGCGCAGGATGGGGATCCCAGTTAGTGAGTACACGCCGCATAGAGGTAGTGGGGATAAACTTGCAAGACTAAATTCGGTTGCCGATATTGTGAAATCGGGGCTGTGCTGGGTGCCACAAACCCGGTGGGCCGAAGAGGTTGTTGAAGAGATTGCAGGCTTCCCGTTTATGAGCCATGATGACTTGGTAGACTCGACAGTGATGGTGTTGATGCGGTTTAGACAAGGTGGGTTTATTCGACTGCCAACAGATGAGCCCGAACCGGTTAGGCAATTTAGATCCAGAAATGCAAACCGGTACTATTAGGATATAAATTATGGCTATTGATAAGTCACTGTACGAGGCCCCGGTTGGGATGGATGCACTTGATCAAGCCGATGCGTCCGAGCTAGAGATTGAAATTATTAACCCAGACATGGTGACGCTCGATGATGGCAGTGTAGAGATTACGCTTGTCCCTGGTGCCGATGATGAAGACAGCATCGATCAGTTTGACACTAACATCGCCGAGCATCTTGACGAAGGCGAATTGCAGACTCTTGCGTCTGATTTGATGGGGTTGGTCGAAGCCGATTTCACCTCACGTAAAGAGTGGTCGGATACATTCATCAAGGGCTTGGAGGTGCTTGGATTCAAGTACGAGGAGCGCACCCAGCCGTGGGATGGAGCCTGTGGGGTGTACTCTACGGTGCTGTCAGAAGCGGCCATTCGGTTCCAGGCCGAGACAATGAGCGAGACATTTCCCGCGTCAGGTCCGGTCAAGACCAAGATCTTGGGGAAGGTTACAAAAGAAAAAGAAGAGTCCGCCTCTCGGGTGCGAGAGGATATGAACTACCTGCTGACCGAGAAGATGGTGGAGTACCGCTCAGAACATGAGCGCATGTTGTTTTCTTTGGGGCTGGCAGGGTCTGCCTTCAAGAAAGTCTACTTTGATCCAAGTATGGGCCGCCCCACGGCGGTGTACATACCGGCAGAAGATGTCATTGTGCCTTATGGCACTGCCCATATCGAGGTAGCCGAACGCGTTACACACCAGATGCGCAAGACCAAAAATGAGGTCGAGCGGCTGATGGCTAGTGGGTTCTACCGAGAAGTTGATCTGGGTGATCCCATCACCTCATACACCGAGCTTGAAAAGAAAAAGGCCCAAGAAAACGGCTACGTGCTCACTAATGACAACCGGTACACCTTGTACGAAATTCACGTACAAACGTGTATTCCGGGGGTAGACGAAGATGACGAGGATAGCAAACAAGTAAATGGCGAGCCGTTGGCCAAGCCCTACGTCATTACCATCGACAAGGGCACTCAGGAAGTGCTGTCTATTCGGCGTAATTGGGATCCTGAAGACCCCCTCCAGCGCAAGCGCGACCACTTTGTCCACTACGTCTACGTCCCCGGGTTTGGGTTCTACGGCCTTGGGTTGATCCATATCATCGGAGGATTTGCTAGGGCAGGCACCTCTCTTATCCGCCAGCTGGTGGACGCGGGCACGTTGTCTAATTTGCCCGGTGGGTTGAAGTCCCGAGGGTTGCGGGTCAAGGGCGACGATACGCCCATCAATCCGGGTGAGTTTCGTGATGTGGATGTGCCCAGTGGGTCGATTAAGGACAACATCCTTACGCTGCCATATAAAGAGCCAAGCCAGACACTCTTGGCGTTGCTGCAACGCATCACCGAGGAAGGCCGCAGATTAGGTGCCATCAGTGACATGAACATCTCCGACATGAGTGCGCAGGCACCGGTTGGGACGACCTTGGCGCTGTTGGAGCGCACCCTCAAGCCCATGGCAGCGGTTCAGTCTCGGGTGCACTTTGCGATGAAGCAGGAGTTCAAGCTCCTCAAGGCACTGATTGCGGACTACGCGCCGACAGCATACGCATACGAGCCCGAGAGTGGCTTCGCCCGTGCTAGACAACAAGACTATGCGGCGGTTGATGTTATCCCCGTCAGCGACCCCAACAGCAGCACAATGGCCCAGCGGGTTGTCCAGTACCAAGCAGTGTTCCAGATGGCGCAGTCCGCACCCCAGATCTACGATTTGCCTTACTTGCACCGGCAGATGATCGAGGTGTTGGGGATAAAGAACGCAGATAAGATCGTGCCGACCTCCGAGGACCAGAAGCCCCGGGATCCTGTGTCTGAAAACATGGCAGCCCTTGTGGGCCAGCCGGTCAAAGCGTTCATCTACCAAGACCACGACGCGCACATAGCGACCCATACGGCGTTCCTGCAAGACCCGATGATTGCCCAGATGGTGGGTCAGAACCCCATGGCGCAGCAGATTATGGCCTCCTTGCAAGCACACATTGCTGAACATCTGGCCTTCAGTTACCGCAAACAGATCGAGGAGCGCTTGGGTGCGCCGTTGCCCCCGCCGAATGAAGAGTTGCCCGAGGATATCGAGGTCCAGCTATCCCGACTGGTGGCCGACGCGGGTAAACAACTTACTCAAGCACACATGCAGCAAGCAGCACAACAACAAGCCCAGCAGCAGGCCCAGGATCCGCTGTTCCAGTTGGAGCAAGCTAAGGTCCAAACACAGCAGATGGAGGTGACCCGTAAGGTCCAGAAAGACCAGACGGATGCGGCCTTGGCGCAGGAGAAACTCAAACTAGAAGCACAAAAAGTGAAGATCGACGCGGCTAAAGAGGGGATGAGGGTGCAGTCCCAAGACAAACAGGCGGCAGATCGCCTGCGTCTCGATGCGCTAAAAACACTCGCCGCGCCAAAATCATCCACACCTAAAGGGCCGAGTAGGTAGCCATGGCTAAAACCGTCTATGACGTGCTTATCGATAAGTGTGATGAGGACATCGCTGCCTCTACTGAATTCTTGGTTAGTGGGACCGCAAAGGAGTACGCGGAGTACCGAGAAATTGTTGGTCGTATCCGGGGTCTTCGACTGGCAATCCAAACAATAAAAGACCTCTCGCGTTCACAAATGGAAGACGATGATGAATAGCCCGCAAGGTGCAGAAGTAGAACTATCCGAAACTGAGTTTGAACAGCAACTACCTAGACCCGTCGGGTATAAGCTGCTTATCGCCCTGCCCAAGGTTGAAGAAACCTTCGATGGTACGGGGATTGTTAAGGCAGATCGTACTAAGTACGAAGAGCATCTTTTGACAATGGTGGGGCTTGTGCTTGATATGGGTTCGCAGGCTTATATGGACCCGGAGCGCTACCCGGGTGGGCCGTGGTGTAAGGTTGGGGACTATGTGTTGTTTCGGTCTAACACCGGCACACGGTTTAAGGTGCATGGGGTTGAGTACCGGTTGATGAACGACGATTCGATTGACGCTGTTGTTAACGATCCGCGTGGTGTTACGCGTGCATAAGGGGGTTAATCATGCCATTCCAAAAAGTTGAGTTTGAGTTGCCCGATCCGGATCAGGTTAAAGATACGGATGTGATGGTGAAAGAAAATGGTGAAGTTGAGCTTATGGTGGAGGGTCGTCCGTCGCAGGTTGCCGATGACAAACCCAAAGAAAAACCCGAGACTAAAGAAAATAAGCCCGTTGACGAAGCGCTTGATATTGAAGTCGTTGACGACACCCCACCTAAAGACCGTAACCGCAAGCCTTCGGCACCTCCGGATGAGTTGACTGATGACGAGTTGCAGGACTACTCGGAAAAAGTACGCCGTCGCCTACAGCACTTCTCCAAGGGCTACCATGACCAGCGACGGGCCGCAGAACAGGCTGCACGCGAGCGCGCGGAACTTGAGCGTCTGACTCAGAAGTTGCTTGAAGAGAACAAGAGTCTTAAGGGTACGGTCAATAAGAATCAAGAGATCTTGCTTGAGCAGGCCAAGCGCAGCGCCACGGCTGAGCTAGAACAAGCTAAGGCCAAGTATAAACAAGCTTATGAAGCTGGAGATGCGGACGCCGTAGTTGCCGCCCAGAATGACTTGACTCAGGCCACGCTTAAGGTAGATCGGGTAAGCAATTTTAGGTTGCCTACTTTACAAGAGCCTGAAACTAATGTACAAACGCAATCACAGGAAGTTGTTAATACGCCTCAGCCTGACGAAAAGGCGCGGCAATGGCAAAAAGACAACCCCTGGTTTGGTTCCGACGACGAAATGACTAGCTTCGCTCTCGGGTACCATCAAAAACTCGTTAAGGAAGGAGTTGATCCTCAATCTGACGATTACTACGAGAAAATAAATTCTCGTATGCGGCAAGTCTTCCCGGACCAATTTGGTGAAGAGGAGCCAGAAAGAGTAGCTGAACCGCGTCGTAGGGCTTCAGTGGTAGCCCCGGTTACTCGCAGCGTTGCGCCTAAAAAGATCACGCTGACCAAGACGCAAGTCGCCCTGGCAAAACGCCTCGGTGTGCCGCTAGAAGAATACGCCAGACAGGTTGCTATGGAGATGAGGAAACAAAATGGCTGAGAACCGAATCGCACGTGAGCAAGAAACCCGGGAGCAAGGTGTTCGTAAACGCAGTTGGGAGCTTCCCAACGTGCTGCCGACTCCGCATCCGGAACCCGGTTATGAATTTCATTGGGTGCGTATCAGCATACGTGGTGAAATCGATCCTCGGAATATTTCCTTGAAACTCCAAGAAGGTTGGGAGCCTGTTAAGGCATCTGCTCACCCCGAAATCTTTGTGGCAGGCGTGGAGAACGATACCTTCAAGGACAATATCGTGATTGGTGGGCTGATGCTTTGTAAAACCCCGACGGAATTTGTTAGGGATCGGAATGCGTTTTTTAACTCGCAAGCCGCAGACCAGATGAAGACCGTTGATAATAATCTCATGCGCGAAAATGACCCGAGAATGCCGCTCTTCAACGAGCGCAAAACAAAGGTTACTTTCGGTAAAGGTAACTAAATTTAGGAGTTTATTATGGCTTACCCTGTTGTTTCAGCCCCGTACGGGCTAAAGCCGATCAATTTGGTCGGCGGGCAGGTGTTTGCGGGTTCTACGCGGGAATACAACATTCCCTATGCGTATTCCACGGACATCTTTTACGGTGACATTGTTGGTCTGGTGCGTGGTCAAGTTAACCGCCTTTCTGTGTCGACGGGCACCGTTGGTACGGTGGTGGGGATTTTTCTTGGCTGCTCGTACACCAACCCGGTGACCAAGCAAAAACAATTCTCGCAATACTGGCCTGCAAGCACGGCGGCTGGCGATGCGGTTGCTATCGTGTGTGACGATCCGGATACGGTCTTCAAGGCTGTCGTCTGCTCGGCAACTACGGTTGTGGCCTCTGGTGCCCGTGCGATGATTGGTCAAAACCTTGCGATGATCAATAACACCGGCAGCGCGAATACCGGTAATTCCGCCAACGCCCTGTTGGCCCCCACCGACACCCCGGCTACTACGGATGCTCTCCCCATCCGTGTGTTGGGTCTGGTACCGGAAACGGCCGTTTCTTTGGGTACCGCTACCTACGTTACTATTGCAACCGCAACGGTTACTTGTTCGGCACTGCCTTTTGCATTGCCCGTGGGTACGGATGTCGGCTCGATTGCGGCGAATGGTCAGTACATTTCGTCTGGGTCGTTTGTGGATACCGCCGCGTCTGCCGGTGCCACGTCATTTGTGTTGAACCAAGCCCCGCTGGCGGCGTTTGGCGCTAGCTCTACGCTGGTGTTCACGCAATATCCGGAACTGCTCGTTAAGCTGAACTTTGGCCAACACGAGTATTATGCCGCTACGGCGACTGCCTAAAGGAGTAAACCATGGCAATTTCACGCGCACAACTACTGAAGGAACTCCTGCCGGGGCTTAACGCGCTGTTCGGTATGGAGTACAAGCGTTACGGTGAAGAGCACAAAGAACTCTACGAACAAGAGACTTCTGAGCGCTCGTTTGAAGAGGAAACCAAGCTGTCGGGCTTCTCTGCCGCACCGGTGAAGAACGAAGGTTCGGCGATTGCGTATGACAATGCGCAAGAAGCTTGGACGGCTCGGTACAACCACGAAACCATTGCGATGGGTTTCAGCTTGACGGAAGAGGCCATTGAGGACAACCTCTATGACTCGCTGTCGGCTCGATACACCAAAGCGCTGGCTCGTGCGATGGCCTACACGAAGCAGGTTAAGGCGGCTTCTGTGCTTAACAACGGGTTTAGCGGTGCCGTGACCTACGGTGACGGCGTGAGCCTGTTTAGCACGTCGCACCCGCTTGTTTCGGGTAGCACCAATAGCAACCGTCCGACGGTGGCTGCTGACTTGAATGAGACTTCGCTTGAAGCTGCGGTTATCCAGATCGCCGGATGGACCGATGAGCGTGGCCTCCTGATTGCGGCTAAGCCTCGTAAGCTGGTTGTACCGCCCCCGCTGCAATTCGTTGCTACGCGGCTTTTGGAGACGGAACTGCGGGTTGCTACGGCGGATAACGATCTTAACGCGCTGCGTAAGATGAACAGTATCCCCGAGGGCTTTACGGTCAATCACTACTTGACCGATAGCAACGCTTGGTTCCTCCTGACGGACGTTCCAAACGGAATGAAACACTTCGTTCGGACCCCGCTTCAAAACTCCATGGACGCGGATTTTGACACCGGTAATGCCCGGTACAAGGCCCGTGAGCGGTACAGCTTCGGTGTTAGCGACCCGCTGGGTGTGTATGGCTCGCCCGGAGCGTAGTTTTTAAGGGTACTAGGGGGGCTTTGGCCCCCCTTTTTATGGACCCGTTGACATTTTTACAACACTCTGGTACAAACATCTTATTCCGGGGTCACCCGGTACGTTTGACAGTCCCGGCTGGCGGCATGCAGACAAACGTACCCCACTCGCATGCGAGAGTCCTAAATGGCGAATACGACTTTTAACGGACCAGTAAGGTCCGAAAACGGCTTCCAGGTTATTTCCAAAAATTCGTCTACGGGTGCCGTATCGACGAGCTTTACGATTGACGCGGCGGGGGTTCAAGCTGCGCCGGTTTCTTTGGCGGATGGGGATGTTAGCCTCTCGGCTTCGGTCAACGCGGGCCGCCTTAATCTGGTACCCGATGGTACCCAAGATAACACCTATACGCTGCCTGCCCCGGTTGCGGGCTTGTACTTCCGTTTCGTGTACGCGGGAGGTGCGGCAGACGGCACGGATGCCATCATCAATACGGGTAGCGATACCAACTTCTTTATTGGTGGTGTGACGTTCCTTGATTCGGATGCGGGCTCTGCTGCAGATGAGATTTCCGTGGTGTACTCGGACGGCAACTCCAACAGCAAGTTCCAGATCAACGTGCCCGGTGCCTTTGACATCCACGTCTTTGGCCTGAACAGCACTAACTGGCAAATTTGGGGCACGGTTACTTCCGCCACTGCACCTGCGTTCGCTGATCAGTAATAGGGGGTTGCTATGGGCCGGATGCAGTATGATATCTGGGCGGTTACCCCTGCGACTGATGATGACTACTATCGGGCGGACGCATCAATTGCTGAAGCTGGGGCGTTGTCGTTGCTTGCTAGCACCGTAGGCCCGTACGGCTACGGTTATAAGGTTGGCATTACGTCTGCGGGGGACGATACCGGTATTACGTTTACGATTACCGGACTTAAAGTAGGCGACCTTTCCGGGACGGTGACTACGGAAGTTGTTACCGGTGCGAATGCAGATACGGCTGTATCAACTAATTTTTATGCTCGTGTGGACTCCATTGTTGCAAGTGGGGCGTCTGCGGGTAACGTAAAAATTGGTACAGTGGGTAATCTCGCGCTCCCTCGTTGCCGTATTAAAGGCTTGTCTTACGTGGCATCTGCCACACCGGGGACCATCAAGGTTAACCGCAATAGCCTTGCTTCTGATCTGCTGCTGCAGATCAACACCCCCGGAAATGAAGACGTGGTGAATAGTTTGTATATGCCTGCGGAGGGTATTTTGACGACCCGAAGTGGGGTAAACGACTATTCCGAAGTTACGCTGACAGATGTATCTTTTGCCACCTTGCTGTGTGGCTAGGGGGTGGGCGTGGCTAAAACTCCCGCATGGCAACGCAAAGAAGGCAAAAGCCCCTCTGGTGGTTTGAACGCCAAGGGGAGAGCTTCATACAATCGGGCAAACCCTGGGAAACCGGGGTTGAAAGCGCCACAGCCCGAGGGCGGCCCTCGTCGAGATTCATTTTGTGCAAGAATGCAAGGGATGAAGAAGAAATTGACGAGCAAGAAGACGGCTAACGACCCGAATAGCCGCATAAACAAATCTCTGAGAGCCTGGAAATGCTGAGGTGCTCATGGAAATGATGGTGTGGAACATCATTTTAACAGCGATTGTGGCGTTGTTGGGGTATGTGCTTAAAGACAAATTTGCTGAACTACAGCGTATCAGCATTTTGCTCAATAGGACTCGGGAAGAAGTTGCTCGGGACCACATTACCCGCAATGAATTTCGCGCGGATATGAATCAATTGTTGGAGCGCTTCGACCGGTTGGAGCGTAAGATTGATGCAATTCGGGGGCAGAATAGTGCCGTCTAAGTCTAAGGCGCAACACAATCTTATGGCTGCAGTAGCCAACAACCCTAAGTTTGCTAAGCGCGTAGGGATCTCGCGATCAGTCGGGCGGGAGTTTGTGAAGGCCGACGAAGGACGTAAATTTGCCAAAGGTGGAGACATGAAAGAATCCAAAGCAATGATGCGCAAAGAAGTCGGCTTCATGAAAAAAGCCGGTGCCCCGAAATCGATGATCAAGCATGAGGAAGCCGAAATGCGTGCGTCGAAGCCTAAGAAGATGATGGGCGGTGGTATGGCCGAAGGCAACATGATGGCGGCTAAGGGGCGTGGGATGGCCAAAGCGGGCATGCAGAAGAAGATGCCTGCGGGGTACGCAGCCGGGGGGCGTATTGCTTCTAAGGGTGAACACCCGGTTCAACGCCAAGCCAAGCGTGGGGCGCAGATGGTTAAGATGGCCCGTGGTGGAAAGACTTGTTAGGAGATAGTTATGGCTGAAGCTAAACCGCAATACACCCCTGCACAAATGCAAGCGATGCAAGAAAAACGCGACGCCGAAACGCGCAAAAAAGAAGCGCAAGCGCCGACGACTAAATCAACCATGGGCGAAGGCAAGTTGAAGTTTCGCTCCGGTGGGTACGTCAAATCTGCTGATGGCTGTGCCAAACGCGGTAAGACTAAAGCCAAAATGGTCTAGGTGACATATGCGCGCAAGCCGTGGGATGGGGGATATTAACCCCACCAAGATGCCAAAACCTAAGCGTATGAAGCGTCGTGACAACACGGACTTTGAAGTTTACGCAAAGGGCGGTGCGGTATCTCGTGTCAACGAGGCGGGGAACTACACTAAACCCGGCGTGCGCGAATCCTTGTTCAAAAAGATCAAATCCCAGGCTGTACAGGGCACGAAAGCGGGCCAGTGGTCCGCCCGCAAAGCACAGTTATTGGCGAAGCAATATAAGGCCAAGGGTGGGGGGTACCGCGATTGAAAGCCCCACAGCAAAGCCTCAAAGCTTGGACTGCTCAAAAATGGCGTACAAAGTCGGGCAAGCCTTCTAGCAAAACCGGGGAGCGGTACCTCCCTGAGGCGGCGATTAAGTCTTTGTCCCCTGCGGAATACGCAGCGACAACGCGGGCCAAACGTGCGGGTAAATCGGCAGGTAAGCAGTTTGTAAAGCAGCCCAAAACGATTGCCCAGAAAACAGCGAGGTTTCGGTAATGGCTAAGAAGTGGATCCAAGAAGCGATTAAACAGCCGGGAGCCTTGCGCGAGCAGTTGGGCGTGAAGGAAGGTAAGAAGATTCCGGCTAAAAAACTTGCCTCCGCTGCCAAAGCCCCCGGCAAACTTGGCCAACGTGCGCGCCTTGCGCAGACCCTAAAGAAGATGAAGTAATATGCCCACGACCGGATCTACCGCGTTTACGCTCGACTTCACGGATATCGCCGAAGAAGCTTGGGAGCGTGCGGGCCGAGAAATGCGCTCGGGCTATGATCTGCGTACCGCGCGGCGGTCGATGAATTTGATGACCATTGAGTGGCAAAACCGTGGCATCAATATGTGGACGATTGATCAGGGGACAATTACCCTGACGCCGGGGTTGAGCACTTACGCTCTTCCGGTAGATACGATTGACCTGCTTGATCATGTAATCCGTACGGGTGCTAACTCTGCGTCGACCCAAGCAGACCTGAACATTACACGTATTAGCGTTTCTACCTACGCCACGATACCAAACAAGTTAGCCACAGGTCGGCCCATCCAAGTTTGGGTGCAACGGCTCTCTGGTGTTGTGTCGCCCACGGGGCTTACGCTCAACGGGTCTATCGACGATTCCACAACAACCATTACGCTAAGTTCAACTGTGGGGCTTCCTACCGCTGGCTTTATCCGTATCGATAACGAAGATATCGCGTATGGGTACTTGAGCGGCAATACGTTGGGGGGTGTGTTCCGGGGGCAAAATGGCACCACGGCGGCTTCTCATACGACCGGTGCCGCAATCTACAATCCTAACCTCCCTGCAATAACAGTCTGGCTCACCCCGGACAACTCCCAGACATACCAATTTGTGTATTGGCGCATGCGGCGTATTCAAGATGCTGGGGCTGGGGTTCAGCTTGCCGATATGAATTTTAGGTTTCTCCCTTGCTTGGTTGCCGGTCTTGCCTACCATATTGCGATGAAGGTGCCTGAGTTGGTCGAGCGTATCCCGATGCTCAAGGCTGCCTATGAAGAGCAGTTTGACCTTGCTGCGGGCGAAGACCGGGAAAAGGCCGCTATTCGGTTTGTACCTCGGCGTCAATACGTCTATGGTGGCTAATGGGCAACCGGTTTGCATCAAACAAGATCGCAATCGCTATATGCGACCGATGCGGCTTTCGCTATCGGCTAAGGGATCTTCGTGAACTGACGGTTAAGACCAAGAAGATCAATCTTCTGGTTTGTAATGAATGTTGGGATCCGGATCATCCGCAACTGCAACTTGGGATGTACCCCGTAGATGACCCGCAAGCCCTGCGTAACCCACGTCCTGATACAACTTATGTAACATCTGGTACGCTGGCAGATGGCAATTCGGGGGAAGGGAGCCGTACGATTCAATGGGGGTGGAACCCGGTGGGTGGGGCGAGTAGTTTTGATGCACCACTTACCCCGAACGCACTTGTAGCAATAGGGCAACTTGGCACTGTAACCGTCTCGTGAGGGTATTATGAAAGCTAAAAAGTATCTTTCCGGTGGGGATGTAAAGAAGGTTAAAACCATTGCATCCAAAGAAGTTAAGCAGCATGAGAAATCCATGCACAACATGGCTAAGGGTGGTGGTGTTAAAATCCGTGGTACGGGCGCTGCTACCAAGGGGCTGCGTGCTCGGGGTCCGATGGCCTAAGAGGTTTGCATGAACTACACCGAGTTGAAGGCGAATATCAAAGACATCTGCGAGAATGAATTCTCGGAAGATGCGCTGGCCATGTTTACGAAACAGGCTGAGCAAAAGATATACAACACGGTGCAGTTACCAGCGATGCGGAAGAACCAGACCGGCACGCTGACGATTAACAACAAGTACCTGCAAATTCCGGGCGATTACCTGTACACGTTTTCGCTCGCCGTTGTTAGGGCCAATGGGGACTACGAGTATCTGTTGAACAAGGATGTTAACTTCATCCGTGAGGCGTACCCTGGGCCGACGGCTACTGGCTTGCCTAAGCATTATGCAAACTTTGACGACACGGCGTTCATCCTTGGCCCTACTCCTGATGCGGCGTACTCCGTAGAACTTCATTACGGGTATTACCCTGAGTCAATCGTAACGGCGGGTACGACGTGGTTGGGGGATGAGTTTGACTCCGCGTTGCTCAACGGTGCGCTTATCGAGGCAATTCGGTTCATGAAGGGCGAGCCGGATATCATTGCTAATTACGAAAAACTTTACCTACAAGCGATTGGGCTCATTAAGATGCTTGGGGATGGTAAACTCAGGCAAGACACATATCGCTCCGGGCAATTCCGAACCCCTGTTAGTTAGACGCCACTATGTCCCTGGTTCAAACACTCTGCACATCGTTTAAGGTAGACCTGTTTCGTGGGGTGTTTAACTTCGACACGGGCACCACTCAGACCTTTAAGCTCGCGCTCTATACCGCTGCGGCAAACATTAACGCTGCAACGACGACGTACACCACTGATAATGAAGTTGTGGGGCCTGGGTACAGCGCTGGGGGGCTTGCGCTGTCTGTCTCTCAAGTGCCGACTTCTTCGGGCACCACAGCGTATATCAATTTTGGTAACGTGAGTTGGACGGGCTCAAATATTGTTGCCCGTGGTGGCCTTATCTATCTTGCGAACGGCACAACTAACCCCTCCATTGCGGTGCTTGATTTTGGGGGGGATAAGTCATCTACCCCAGCTGGGGTGTTCCTTGTACAGTTTCCGGCCTCGTCCGCGTCAACAGCGATTATTAGGCTTGTCTAAATGTGGACCCCTGTCTCTACAGCGCAGACCGCGAGTTGGGCTACGGTTAATGATGCACAGACTGCAAATTGGCAGTCTATTCCTACGTGAGGTAGTTCATGGCGACTCAATATACGTCGATTCTTAAACTTGCGTTGCCGACGACGGGGGAGTTGTCTGGGGCGTGGGGTGCAGTTGTTAATGACAACATTACATCCATGGTGGAGCAAGCCATTGCGGGCCTTGCGAACATCACAACTTGGACGACTAACGCCCACACGCTGACCACGGCAAACGGTACAACCGCTGAATCTCGCTGTGCAATGCTGGTGGCTGCTAATGGTACGGGCGGCACGGCGCTTACCGCTGCGGGAGAGATTATTTGCCCTGCGCTCACTAAGTTGTACGTTCTACGTAATTCCTCGTCCTATGCGGTTACGCTTAAAACGGCTAGCGGTACGGGTGTTGCGGTCCCCAGCGGTGACACGGCATTTCTTTTCTGTGATGGCACCAATGTCCTTGCGTGCGTAACTACGATTGTCGACGGGCACATTTCTGGGAACCTTACGGTTGACGGAAACACTACGCTCGGCAACGCCACTTCGGACACGATTACCGCAACGGCGCGTTTTGCTTCTGGCCTTATCCCTTCCGCAGACAACACCCAAGATCTTGGCTCAACAAGTTATTCTTGGAAAGATCTTTATATTGATGGAACTGCGTACCTAGCTCTCGTTGATATCAACGGGGGCACTATTGACGCCACAACCATTGGCGGGGCTACTCCGGCAGCGGGTACTTTCACGACCGCAACGGCCACAACCGGTAACATCACGACCGTAAATGCTACGACGGTCGACACGACCAATATTGAAGTTACCAACGTTAAGGCCAAAGATGGTACG